TTATTGTTCTGATGATTTTTTATTGTCAACTCTAAATGGGCCGTGGGTATTGAGATATGAAGACAGCCGCTCCGCACCTCTATGTAACTTGTCTGAGCCTTCAACCTTTTCCGTGTTTAACTCGATGAATTTAGCAATTACGTGATCAAACACTAAGGTTAGTACTGCATTTCTTTCTTCTTGAGACAGTTCTGAAACCGCATCCCACCACACCTTTCCAATTGAACTAAGTTCAGCTTTAGAAATAATTGTGTGCCGAGAGTCATTATCTTTTTTTGGTTCATTACGTTCAAATACTGAAATATCTTGTTGGCCGTGGGCAATGGCATTTCGTAACCATGTTATATGGCTTGATAGTGTTTTACCTGAACCGGTATATGGATCATAGATTGATCCGATTCCTTCTTTTTGAATCGGATCAGAAGATCCGATTTCATTTTTAAGATCCGATTCTCCGTAAGTGTTTGATGAATCGTTAATTTCTTTTTGATCAGCGCTTTTCTCAGCGGTTTTAGAATCGGATCTGGAAAAAGCTAATAGCAATGCATCCAACACCTGATCTGGTGATTCAGGCTTATGCTGCGAATAAGACAAAATCAAAGCGTTTGAATACAGATTGTGATTATTCGAGTCTAGATGATTAGCTAATATCATATAAGAACGTTCGCCTGTTAATACATAACTCATATCAAACCCAGAAAACGCGAGCAAACTCAACTTATCCGAAGGAATCGGGATGGATTTTTCCCAACGACCGACAGTTTTTTCGGACACATCACAGGCATCAGCCACAAAACCTTGTGACTTTTTAAGTCTCTTTCTTTCGCTAGAGAAGCGATTACAGACAGATATGTCCCTTTCTTTCATAAAAAAAACCTTGACTAGACAGAAATGGCTAGCTATATTTGCAAATAACTGGACAAATATGTCTGCAAATGTATTTAGCACCATGTTAGCAAACAAGGCGATTATAACAATGAATTACGATGAAATATATGAGGCATTAAAAGAGAACGATCTAGATTGGGTGGTCGCAGCTGAAGCCATTGGATGTAGTTCATCTCATTTAATGAATGTTTGCTCACGTAGAGCAGAAAGCAAACATGTAGCAACAAAAATATCGCTCTTAATTGGCTCAACAGTTTCTGCTGTCTTCGCTGATAAGCCTCGCTATCAAGAACCAGACAGAAAAACGAAGCGATCCTCAAAAGTATCCGATGCAAAAGCATTGTTAGAAAAAGCTGAAATGGCGATAGCTTCTTAGTCATGACTAAAAATCATCCATATCAAGACAGATCACATCAGCGTGTAACACCCTGCCTGCAATCAATTCAAACCAACGATGATGAAATGTCGGTGACATCAGAAATGTGTCCCCAAGATGAAATCGTTTCTTTGACTTCATTGCTAATGAGAGCTGCTGTAGTCGATGCATCAAAAACTGACGATCCTGTAGTGGCAAAAATGATAGCAAGACTCTCAGCTGCTCAATGCTTGGTGGCAAAACGCATGAAGCAAGCTGTTGTTGAATCAACTCAGCAAGTGATTCAAACACGACTTCATCATCAGGCTTTACCGATGCTATCGAATCAAGAGCAAGTGCATTTTCAAAGATCTGCATTTCAGCTTCGAGCGTTGATGAGGATATGAAAATGAATGAGTCGTTAAACATATGTAAAAACATTGAATCAACGGGTGCTGGTCGAGTTATTTGCGTCATGTTTCTGGCCTTGGTTGCTTGTCTTAATTTCAGACTATGCCAAACAGCACGCACTGCACAATCAACAAATTTGGAAGTGGTGAAGTGATGAGAATTCCAAAAACAAAAGCAGCTTGGAAACGGCTGCAACCATCTACTCTAAGAGAAGCATTTAGATGCAATAAAGAGTACGCACGAGAGATTAAACGACTTACAGTGCCAGCAATCGCTGAACTAATGGCGGTTAGTGACGATGCTTTATACAAATGGTTATCTAATGCCAGCATGCCGAGCAATCTGATCCCAGTTTATGAGCATGTATGTGGCATTGATTACGTCACACAATATTTTTCTTATCGCAGTCACAAATTACTGATTGATATCCCAACTGGAAAATCAGCAAGTGAAGTCGGCGTGAGCGAACTGCAACAAATAGCAGCTGAGGCGATAAGTCTACTTATTAAATTTTATCGTGAAGGTGAAGACCTAGAAAAAACAACAGCATCACTAACCCAATTAATGGGTGGTATCGCTTATCACCGAGTCAACATCAATACACAACCGGAATTAGAGTTTGAAGGGAGTGACGATGACTAAGGAATGGTTCACTGCACCTGAACTGGCTGGCGTATCGGGAATGCCAAAAAATGCCAGAAATATAAAAATAAATGCGGATAAAAACGAATGGAAGTCGCAACCAAGAACAAAAGGAAAAGGTCTTGAATACCACATTTCCAGTTTGCCACCAGAAACACAAGCGGCACTGTTAAAGCAATTTGCACCCTCTTTAACGCCTATTAAAAAGGCATTAAACGATGCTGATTTTAGCTACGATCAAGAACAACTATGGCAGCATTATGATGTCAAGCCACAAAAGCAAAAAGACAAGGCGCAACACAAGCTAGACTTGCTTCTACAAGTCATGGCCCTGATTGAATCAAGCGGCGTCACACTTAAAAACGCATTCACATTAGTGGCTGAGCAAAATGACATCAGCGAACGCACCATGCAAGGCTGGTATCACGGCACCACTAATAAGCCAGGTGTTAAAAACTACAAACGCCAAGACTGGTTAGCCGCATTAATACCAAGCTTTGTTGGTAGAACATCCACCGTTAATATTGATGATGAAGCATGGGAAATATTCAAAGCCGATTATTTACGCCTAGAACAGCCCACCGCCACAGCCTGCTATTACCGCCTACAACGCACAGCAGTAGAACACGGATGGGCAATACCGAGCCTAAAAACAATAGAACGTCGAATCCGATCCATTCCGCTATCAATTCGTGTGTTCAAACGTGAAGGTGAAGCTGGATTAATCAAGATTTATCCTGCACAAGACCGCACAGTAGAACAACTTCACTCCCTGCAATGGATCAACGGTGATGGCTACCAACATAATGTTTTTGTACGTTTACCAAACGGTGACATCGAGCGTTTAAAAACATGGTTTTGGCAAGATGTTTATAGTCGAAAAATTATTGGTTATCGAGTTGATGAATCAGAAAATACCGACTCAATTCGTTTAAGTTTTGGTGATGTCGTTGAACAATTTGGTATACCAGAACACGCGACAATTGATAACACCAGAGCAGCTGCAAACAAATGGATGACAGGTGGTGTGCCTAATCGATATCGCTTCAAAGTCAAAGAAGATGATCCGCTTGGTTTATTACCTTCGCTAGGTGTAAAAGTTCACTGGACGTCAATTCACGCAGGCAAAGGCCACGGTCAAGCCAAACCGATAGAACGCTCATTCGGTGTAGGTGGTATTGGTGAATACATCGATAAACATCCCAAATTTGCAGGTGCCTATACAGGCGCTAACCCAATGGCCAAGCCTGAAAATTATGCCGAAAAAGCCATACCAATAGAAACCTTCTTAGAAGTACTACAACAAGAAATCATTGCATGGAATGCCAAAGAAGGCCGTCGAACAGAAATATGTGCTGGCGTTAAAAGTTATGACCAAGCCTTTAATGAAAGTTATCAAAACAGCGTTATTCGCAAAGCAACAGCAGAACAGCGCCGTATGTGGATGCTATCTGCTGAAGCCATCAAGGTTCAAAAAGACGGCAGCTTCACCCTGGATGCAGGCAAGGCAACAGGAGCAGGAAGAAATCGCTATCACGCACACGACTTATTTGAGCATGTAGGCCAAAAAATAGTGGTCAGATTCGACCCGCAAGCGCTCCACGAAACTGTCTATGTCTACACGCTAGATAGCCGCTTTATTTGTGATGCACAGTGCATTGATGCCACAGGATTTGGTGACACCGAAGCAGCACGCAGTCATAACAAATACAGAACGCGCTTCATCAAGGCTACCAAAATTGCAGCCAAAGCAGAAATGCAAATGGACGTCATGCAAGTGGCAGAACGTCTACCTCAAATTGAACAAATCGAAACGATTGATCCAAAAATTGTCAGGCCACTACGACCAACGCCACAGCTTGGTCGCGTCGTGCCAAGGCCACAACTGAACGAGCAAGAACAACGTGATCTAGTGGCATTTCAGGCTGGGTTCTCTGAACAAAACGTCAATGTGAAATCAACTGAAGACGACCCAATGGCCAGATATAAACGCTGGTTAAACCTAGACAACAGGATGCGTGATGACGGATTGCAGTTATCAGCATCTGATTTGAAATTCTGGAGTAACTACCAGAAAGGTGATGAATTCCAATCAATGCAGGAATTTGTCGCTGATTTTAAAGGCTTTGATCTAACCGTCGAAGCATAAAAAAGCCCACCGGCAAGTGGGCGTGTTGGAACAACTAAGGACTTAATAATGACAACAAAACAAAACGTGGTCAACCTAGATGCAGTATTAAACTCATCTACCACTGCACCACTTAAAAATGTGATGCTGTGTAGCCGACTATTACAACAGGCAATAAACCGACCTGCACATTTACCAGGCATGGTCTGTTTTTATGGCCCATCAGGGTGGGGAAAATCGTTTGCAGCGGCCTATGCTGCTAACAAATTTCGCGCCATCTATGTTGAATGTAAATCAACATGGACAAAGCGTGCCTTGCTTGAAGCTATCTTAAAAGAAATGGGCATTAAAGCGGGTAACACGGCCTACATCATGGTTGACCAGATTAGTGAACAACTTGCTTTAAGTGGTTTGCCGTTAATTATTGATGAAATGGATCACATCGTCGAAAAGAAAGCCGTTGAGGTGATTCGTGATATCTACGAAGGATCGAACGCACCAATATTAATGATCGGTGAAGAAGAAATTGACATCAAATTAAGAAAATGGGAACGCTTTCACAACCGCATGTTAGCGTGGCAACCAGCCCAGCCTGCTGACAACGATGATACCAAACATCTAGCCAAGCTTTACTGCAAAGATGTGACCATCGCTGATGATCTACTCAACAAAATAACTCACGACAGCCTTGGTATAACGCGTCGTATCTGCGTCAACCTAAACCTTGTACAACAAGCGGCGCTTAATGCCGGAAAGGACACCATATCGCTTATCGATTGGGGTAACAAACCACTGTACACAGGTGATGCACCACGGAGACGTACACGATGAAAAAACCAGTTCATATTCTACAAGCAGATGGTTTATTGCACGGCCAACAAGCAATCTGGCAATGTATTCGCACACTTAAAATATTCACCTTGTTTGATATAGAAACCTTATCAACCGACAGCCTAAATATGAATAACGTCAACGGTGAAACAGCACGCGACTATGTCAAACGACTAGAAAAAGCCGGTTATGTAGAACGGCTTGAGCGTGAACAAGGTGTTCACAGCCGTATAAAGTGGCTGCTAATTAAAGACACAGGCCTCAATGCACCACGGCTTGATAAACAAGGCAACGCTGTGCCAGAAAGCAAACGTGATCAACTATGGCGTGCAATAAAAATACTTAATGTCTTTGACGCGCATAGCCTGGTTGCATCAACCGATGAAAGCTGCGGTATCACCCTTATTGATGCTAAAGATTACATCTATCACCTACATAAAGCCGGTTATCTGCAATGTGTAGCACCTGCAAGCAATAACGGCACATCGGCTAAATATCGCTTGCTATCAGGCATGAACACTGGCCCAAAAGCCCCAATGGTGCAACGAGTAAAACACGTTTTTGATCAAAATTTAAATAAGGTTGTATGGCCTAAACCAATTCAGGAGGAAGTGTAATGTTAATTCTAACAAGAAGAGTCGGTGAGTCATTAATGATTAGTGATAACGTCGAAGTAAAAGTGCTAGATACAAAAGGAAATCAAGTGCGTATCGGTGTGAATGCACCTAAAGATATCAGTGTACACCGCGAAGAGATCTATCAACGCATTCAAGCCGAAAAGGATGCCAAAAAATGAGCGACTGGATAGAAGTGCTAAGAACCCAATGCACAAAAACGTCACAAGCAAAAGTCTGTGCACAACTCAGAGTGTATCAGTCAGATGGTTTTCCATCAGGAACGGTGATTAACCAAGTATTGAAAGGCAAATACCCTGGTCGAACAGAACGCCTGCAAGCGCTAGTAGAAGGTGTCTTTATGTCCAGCGTTGTTGCTTGCCCAGTTGTTGGTGACATCCCAAGCGACCAATGCATTCAATACCAAGGAAAGCCTTATGCAGCAACTAACCCAACACGGATAAAGCTTTACCAAGCCTGCCGTGGTGGTTGTCCTCACAGCAAACTAGAGGTGTAAATCATGGTGAACGTAAACAACGAAATAATTGCTAAGAAACTAGATAACGCCAACTTTTGCCTTGCTGTATTAGAAGCAAAAGGTGCAACTGTAACCAGTATTGAAATTAAAAATAGAAAGCCGGTGGTCACGATAAAAACTTACTTGGTAGAACCATTTGAACTTAAAGGATTTGTTAAAAAGTCGTTTCAAGAGAATGGTAGAAATTGGGAAACCTACTCAGCCGAACTAGAAGAATGTCAGGTGGAATGGACAATTCCAGCCCAACGAAAAACAGCATAGGAGAATAATTATGAACAGTCCAGATCAAGCAGAATACCGGAAAAATGCACTAGGCCACCTAGTGCCAATTGATGCGATCAAACGGGTCGATTTAGATCGTGACGAACTGATTAGTGAACTATTTAGCAAGGCAAGAGCACTACGCAGTGACATGATTGACTTTAAAACACTTGCAACCGGTGATGTATCAGCCTTTGTTGATTTAGTGGCCGAAAAATACGGCAAACAACTTGGTGGTAAAAAAGGCAATATCACCCTGTTGAGTTTCGATGGTTGCCAAAAAATACAAATCTCAATTCAAGAGCATCTGCACTTTGATGAACGTATATTAGCAGCGAAAGAAATTATCTATGACTGCGTAGCCAAATGGACAGCAGACTCAAATGATAACGTCAAAGCATTGATAGATTTAGCCTTTAAAGCTGATAAAGATGGACGCTTAGCCACGGGCAAAATTCTCAGTTTATTACGACTAGAAATCGATGATGAAGAATGGGAAAAAGCAATGGAAGCCCTCAAAGACTCCATTCAAATTATTGGCTCAACATCATACATACGCTTTTATCAACGGCCATCAGCCAATGAAAAGTTTCAGCAAGTGTCATTAGATTTAGCATCGATGTGATTTCAACGGGCGGCCAGCAGTGTGGTGCCGCCACGCATATTATGCGTTTAGTAACCACTGACTGCAGTTATCGATAGGTGAACCTTTTGATGTTATACCTCCCGCTTAGGCGATAACCGACTAGCCCACGAGACGGGCTTTCAATAACACCTTAAATGCCCCTTTAATGGGGCTTTGTTGGTAGTAATGATTGGAGATTGCCAGAGATGCTAACAGTAAATAATGTGACTACTAACCTAATGTATTTCGGGGTAGGTGTTGGAGGTAGAAATGACTAACCGAGCCAAACTAATCCAACTCGTCCATATCGGCACATCAAAACTATTTAATGATGATGTCGAGCGTAGAGACTGGCAGCAACGGAGCGGTGGTCATAGAAGCTGTAAGGATATGAGTGATCAACAATTACAACATTGTGTTGATCTGTTGAAACAAGCCAAAGTCTTAAACACAAAGCCACCCAAACGTGCAGGCCGTGTGCCATTTAACCCAAGCCCATACATGGCAAAAATAGAAGCTATGTTGACTGAAATGGAGCTGTCTTGGCAATACGCTGAAGCCATTGCTTGGCGTCAAACAGGTGGCAAAGGTGATAAGCCACACAATAGGCCAGGTGTGCAACGTCTTGAATGGTTAAAAGGCAGTAAACATTTTGAATCACTCATCGCGGCTTTAGAAAAAGAGCAATACAAACGCCGTTATCTCAAAGCCATTGAGTTGAACCTAGAATTACTTGGACTAAATGAAAGCTACTGCATTGATTTACTCAAGCAAAACAACAGTTACACATCCAAATGGAAGCGTAATCTTGGCTTGTTAAAAATGCTGTCTGAACATTTGAATGAAAAGTATGACGAATGGAGAGACTATGCAGCTCAATAGATGCCCATCATGTCACAGCAAAATATCAATCGAACAGATGGCACAAGACAAATCTGCCAGTGACTTATTAGGTTTGTTAATTGATTTACCAGAAGGCATTGGTCGGGCGTTAGTTAGTTATATTGGTCTGTTTCGCAGCTCAAAACGTGACTTGGCAAATGACCGTGCTTTGAAATTAGCAAATGAAGTATTGGAGCTGTCAGAAGACAAGGGGAGATTAGCTGTTGCAATGGGTGATACAGTTCAATCAATGCGAACAAAGCAAGATGAAGGCTCATTCAAACCATTAAGAGACTGTAAATTAGTTTGTGTATCTGCCTATCATTAACCCCACAATGGGAAAAGGATAGGTACTATGAACCAAAAAGAACTCGAAGCTTTTGCTCGTGAAGCAGCTAAAGGTATTAAAACTGAAAAAGATCTGAATAGTTTTAGTCAGATGTTGACTAAAATTACTGTTGAAGCCGCCCTCAATGCCGAGTTAGAAGAACATTTAGGCTATGAGAAACATCAATCGTCACTAGGTGGTAATAGTCGTAACGGCTTCTCAAGTAAACAGATAAAAACAGAAGAGGGCCAGTTTGCGATTGATGTTCCCCGTGATAGAAACGGCGACTTTGAGCCGCTGTTAGTCAAAAAGCACCAAACGCGTTTTACCTCAATGGATGACAAAATTCTCAGTCTTTACGCCAAAGGCATGACCACGCGGGAAATCGTCGCTACCTTCAAAGAAATGTATGATGCTGATATCTCAGCAACCCTTATTTCCAGAGTCACCGATGCGGTGATTGAACAGGTTGTAGAATGGCAGTCAAGGCCACTTGATGCGGTTTACCCCATTGTTTATTTAGACTGTATTGTGGTGAAAATACGGCAAGACAAACAAGTCATTAACAAAGCTATTTATCTTGCCTTAGGCGTGAATATGGAAGGCCACAAAGAACTCTTAGGCATGTGGTTATCTGAAAACGAAGGCGCGAAGTTCTGGCTCAATGTCCTGACTGAACTCCAAAACCGAGGTGTAAAAGATATCCTCATTGCCTGCGTTGATGGCTTAAAAGGCTTTCCTGATGCGATTAATACCGCCTTTCCCAAGGCTCAAATCCAGCTGTGTATTGTTCATATGGTGCGTAACTCCGTGAGATATGTACCCTGGAAAGACTACAAAGCCGTCACCGCTGATTTAAAGAAGGTTTATCAATCCGTGACTGAAGATGAAGCGTTATTAGCATTGGATGCATTTTCAGAGCATTGGGATGAGAAATACCCCCAAATTAGTCGTAGCTGGCGAGCCCATTGGCAAAATTTAAATACCTTGTTTTTATATCCCCAAGATATACGGAAAGCTATTTATACCACCAATGCCATTGAATCACTCAACAGTGTTATTCGTAAGGCACTCAAAAAACGTAAGTTATTTCCAACCGATGATTCAGCCAAAAAAGTGGTTTATCTCGCCATTCAAGATGCCTCAAAAAAATGGACCATGCCGATCAGGAATTGGAAATCAGCATTGAATCGTTTTATGATCCAGTTTGAAGATAGACTGCAAGATTATATTTAACCAAAAAGGCAGTTACACAAAATTAGTTACAGGGTCACCATTAACTAATCACAATTATTTAAAGCGCGTACTGGAAACAATCAGCCTGTTACCTACCGTTAACACCTCTTTAAATGTGCCTCAAATGGTTCCTAATTCAGGACAAAAACAATCAAAAACAGCTCAAACAATTGCATTTTTAAAGCAATATCCAAGTCCGGATGGGATTGAAGATTGGTTTACAAGAGCGGTCTGTAATGCCGTTGCTGAATTAATGATAATAGGTCTGGAAGGTGTACCTGCTGCCGATACAATGCCGTTAGTTGTGGAGCGGTTTATACATGCGCTTTGGCCAAAAAGAGACTGGAAAGAAGCGCATCCCTATACCGGAGCCAAAAGACTGTATCGCAGTATTATCGAAACAGCAGAAAGTGGTCAGCGTTGGCCTTTACCTAAAGATATTTTAGCGTCTATTCCAAAGGTGAAGATGTGAACGATATCGGTCGCTGTATTAGTTGCAAAAGGAAGAAGTGCACGCATCCAGTAGTTAAACGCGATCATGCAGGCAATGGCTGTACGAATTGGTTTATACCTGGTTCACAATTCTATAGAAATACGATGACACCCAAGATGAACAAGTTGCTCGATTCTGTAGATGTGTTAGAGAGTTAGCCATGGATACTCCTGATTACTTACCAGAAGTAGCACGAGAAATAGCTGAATATATCGGGTTGGATGGTCTCATGCGCTTGGTGAATAGATATGGTGGCACCGTTATTCGTGTGCCTGGTCGCGGCGATCTAAAACAAGTGTTAACACCTGAGCAATATAAAGAATTTGTCCATGTATTTAGGAATGAAAAGCTGACTATTCCACGATTAAGTGCCAAACAATATCAATTAGAGGTAGCAGAAACAAACCGTCTTTTACAAGACGGGTTTACCCGTGCAGAAGCGGCTAGAAAACTACAGGTGACAGAGCGAACTATCTACAACCGGCAGTCACAACAAAAACAAAACGAAAATCAATCGGAACTATTCTAGGATTAAATAATGAAACAGTATGATTTTATGCAGCCGTTAACTACTGGCGATTTTAACCAGACAACCGAGTTTTTAATTGATGGTTTCTTGCCAAAGAAGCTAATAACTATGATTTATGCTAATGGTGGTATGGGAAAGAGCTGGTTAGGCTTTGGTATTGCTAAATATGCTGCTCAACACAATATGCATGTCATCTATCTGGACTATGACAATCCGATTAGCGTATTAAAAGACAGAGGGATCGAGGCGAGTCTGATTAATGCATACCATAATGTATCTTACTCTCATCGTAGTAAAGCTAAGTTGCAGCCCATTGAAATGTTAGAAGCCTTCGAACAAATGGCGGTAGGTAATCAATACAGTAACACACTGTTTATTTTAGACAGTTTACGAAATTTTTGTGAAGTAAAAAGTGATGTATCAGCTATGCGTGCTAGTGATAAACTCATGAACCTACGCGAAGCTGGTGCTACCATTGTCGTGCTACACCACTCCACTAAGAACGGTAGTAATTATGAAGGTTCGAATAATCTTCGAAACTCAATAGACAATATGTTTCGCTTGATACAATCAGAATCACCAGACGGAGAAATACGTTGGTTATTAGAGGTGGAGAAAGAGCGTGCTGCCATTACAGATACAGGCCTAAGTATCAATGTTGATGACTTAACACTCACCACGGTTGATGTTGAAACAGTTCAACTTAATAGAGAAGAAAAAGACTTTATTGAACAAGTAGAAGTGGTCCTAAGTCAGCATGATAAAATAAATAAAACAAAGCTACTTGAAGCGATTGGACATAAAAAAGACGATAAAACCGCACGTGATAGGCTAGATCGATTTGATGGTGTTCACTGGAAGTCAGAAAAAGCAAAAGGTATTTATACTTACAGCTTGGCTTAACAACCGCTACAACCAATACAACTATTTTGCTAAGTTGTAGCAGTTGTATTGGTTGTCATAAAACGTTTAAGGAAAAACCATGAAAAAACTACTTACTATCTTAATTCTATTTTTTCCTTTGGTTTGTACTGCTGACTATGATCAAGAAAAAATACGCCACACAATTGACGAAAATAAGTCGATTTTTGGTGTTATTGGTTGGCGCTTGACTGAAAATGGCGGTGCTTACCTTGCTGATACAGCAACACCGAACATGGTATTAAGTGTTGGGCCTTATGATGCTGGAATGATGTTAGCAGTCGACGATGTAGATAATAGTTTTGCCGCCATATTTAGCTGTATAAAACTGGCTGAAATTGGACTGCAAACACAAGACAAACAAATTAATCAACGTGTATTTGCAGCGTTTTCAAGTGGTGAGTCACACGCTATAGCGCATAACAATGTCGTGTTTAGTGTAGAGCAGGAGCAAATTGGCTCTGCCACGTTTGTTTCCTGTCAGTTAAAAGACCAAAAGCAGAGAGGTTTTTGATGGTGGATGATTTTATAAAAGATATGAGAATTATTTTAAAAAAACATGATGTGTTCATAGATGTGAATGACGAATATGACGGAGCTGGTAATTATTCTGGCAAGACAGTTGAAATAAAAAGCAGAAAGCTTGTTGGTGGTCGTTTGAATATATCAATCCATGACATGGAGGCGTTTGCTAAACAGGTTAACGATTAGCATAGTAAATTACATGCTATGAAACAGAATTGAATTGAATGTAAAACAATGGTTAACTAAAAGAGTCAGCCCTACAAAAACGCCCTGAAGTAATTCGGGGCGTTTTTGTATGTGCTAGACAGCATCATAGTTCCCATGAGCACATACAGACCACCCAACACAATTGACACGGTTATCATTCATTGTGCAGCCATTCCAAATGGACGTGGCGATACGATTGAAGATATTGATCGATGGCACCATGATAGAAATTTCAAACGTCATTCTGATGCACGCTTAGGTGAATCGGTATGGGAATCAAAACCCTACACGATGAAGCAACCTCACCTTCGTAGTGTCGGCTATCACGTGGTTGTTCACGCTAATGGCGGTCAAGCGATTGGTCGATGCCTTACGGAAACAGGTGCGCACGCTAAAAACTACAACGCTACCAGTATCGGTATTTGCATGATGGGTACCGATAAATTTAGCTTAGCTCAATGGCAGTCACTCAAATCGGTAGTGCAAGGCTTTCAAACGCTCTTTGATGAACTCACTATTGTTGGTCACCGTGATGTTGATCCGCACAAAACCTGTCCAGGTTTTGATGTGTCCGCGTGGTTGGATGGTGGTATGCAGCCACTTGAAAATCATATTCTTAACGATGATGACGAGGTGTCCCATGTGGAATCTATTAGTTAAACCCGTTGCTGACGTGGTGAATAGGATAGTCGATAAGGTTGCACCAGATGCGGGTATGGCCGAAAAGCTCAAGTTTGAAATAACGCAAGCGCTCATCCAGGCTGACAATCAAACACTGCAACAGCAAGCCAATGTGATTATGTCCGAAGCAACGGGTGAAAGCTGGCTTCAACGAAACTGGCGACCTATCTCAATGTTGGTGTTTGTAGGGCTGGTTGTTGCTCATTGGCTGGGGATGACAGCACCTAATTTATCAGAAGAACAGGTTCTTGCTTTGTTGGATATTGTTCAAGTTGGCTTGGGTGGTTATGTGATTGGTCGTAGTGCCGAAAAAGTTATGCGTGAATATAAGCGATAAGGAAAGTAATGAATGGATGATATAGATCGCGCACAGCGTCAAGAACAAATGAGTCGTGATATAGCGATTGATGCTGCAAAGCGACGAGGCGTTGAGATAGAGCAACCGGATGAAGAAGATGGTGTTCGTTATTGTTTGGATTGTGGACTAGAAATTCCTGTTCAACGATTACAAGCACGGCCAGAATCAGTACGTTGTGTTGAATGTAAAAATATCAAAGATGAGAAGGGAAAGAGGTTTGGATAATGGACTTAGATTACAGCGCACTTAAATTTTGGTTTGATGTCTTTCTATCAATTTGCTTGCTGGCAAGTTTGGCCCATAACTGGGTATCAAATAAGCACCGCGTTAATAAAAAGGAAATTGATCAAGTGAATACGGCCGTAGTTTCTTTAACTGGGCGTGTGTTGCAGGTTGAGACACAAATGAAAAGCGCACCAACGCATAGTGATTTAAGTAATATTTACAATCGCATAAATGGCATGAGTCAAGATATCAGTGAGATGACTGGGGCGATGAAAGCGATGACATCACAACTATCATTAATTAACGAACACCTAATAAGCGGGGGCAAGCGATGAGTGACTTCAAACAGTTGGTCACAGAAAATGTTCGGCTTGCCATTTTACAAGCGCTGGCTCAAGACGAAGACTACTCACATAACCAAGATATCCTTCAAATGTTCCTTGCACAACTCGGGCATAGTGTATCAACCGACCGCGTTCGCACCGAACTACGCTGGCTAGAAGAACAGGGTCTCGTCACGATTGACGATATCGGCGGCTTGCTCGTGGCAAAACTTACACGCCGTGGTGATGATATTGCCAAAGGCCGTGGCCGTGTTGATGGGGTTGCGAGGCCAAGACCATGAAAGAGCAATTAGAGCGCATGCAAAAACACGCACTAGACATGATTGATATCTTGATTATGTCTGTGATGGCTGGTGTCGGGCTAGGATTTGGTGGAATGATTGGTGTGGGATTGTTTATGGCGGCTATCAGTTAATGGCCAGAGCATCCACCATCGATAAGTTACCTGCTGATATCTTAGAGCAGCTGCAGACGTTATTACGTGATCCACGTGTCACACAAATAGACGCCACACAATCTATCAACGAAGCCCTGCAGCATGAAGGCTATGACATCACCGTCAGCAAATCAGCCGTCAACCGTTACTCCATGAAAATGGAAGACGTCGGTGCCAAGCTGCAGCAGTCAAGAGAGATGGCTCAAATGTGGATAGGCAAGCTGGGTGCAGCGCCACAAGGTCAGGTCGGTAAGCTTATCAATGAAATCATTCGCACCATGGCGTTCGATACGGCCATGCACATGTCTGAAGGTGAAGATCCTGTTCCCCCTAAAATGCTGGCTCAACTAGCTTTAGCAGTTCAACGCTTAGAATCAGCAGCGAATATGAATGAAGAACGCGAAAAACAAATCCGCAAAGACGCAGCGCTTCAAGCAGCTGAAAAAGCAGAAGAATCATTGGCAGGTCAAGGTTTGTCACAAACAGCTATCGATACTATTAAGCGTGATATTCTTGGTATTGGCTAATCATGGGTGCACCACTTAAACGGCATTTAAAGTATGACCCTGATGAGGTATTACTTCCCTATCAAAAGAACTGGATCGAAGATGACAGCGTTTTAAAAATCGCTGAAAAATCACGTCGAACAGGATTGACCTGGGCGGAAGCTGCCGACGCAGTACTTGAAGCATCAAAAGAAAAACCTGCAGGCGGTACCAACCACTTTTATGTGGGGTCAGGTAAAGATATGGCGGAAGAATTTATCACCGCTTGTGCTATGTGGGCCAAGGCATTCAATAAAGCAGCTTCAGCCATTGAAGAAGAAATAATTGATGATGAAGGCAAGGATATTCTTACCTTCAATATTCGCTTTTCTAGTGGCTTTAAAATTCAAGCGTTAAGCTCTAAGCCAAGTAATATGCGTGGCCGACAAGGTAATGTCACCATTGATGAAGCCGCCTTTCATGACCATTTAGACGAAGTATTAAAAGCAGCGCTAGCTCTAACCATGTGGGGCAGCAAAGTTAGAATAATCTCCACTCATAATGGCGTCGAAAATCTATTTAATGAATTGATTGAAGATAGCCGTGCAGGTAGAAAAGATTATAGCGTTCATCGTGTTACCTTGGATGATGCTTGTAAAATGGGATTGTATAAGCGTATTTGCCAAATCACTAAACAAACATGGTCGCAAGCTTCAGAAGATGAATGGATAGCAGGCTTGCTCAAAAATACCGCGACCACGGAAGATGCCCAAGAAGAATATTATTGTGTACCCAAACAAGGTGGTGGCACGTACATTAGCCGCGCCTTACGTGAATCACGTATGCACGAAGCACCGGTTCTTCGTTATTCAGGCACTGCTGAATTTAACTTGTGGCCAGAACACCTACGCGAAGCAGAAATGCGTGATTGGTGTGAAAAGCATTTAAAGCCAATTTTAGCAACGCTTAACCCTAATTTAAAACACGTCTTTGGTGAAGATTTTGGTCGTTCTGGTGACTTAACAGTAATGACGCCAATGGCAATAACACAGCAACTTCGTCGTGTTGTGCCGTTTATGGTTGAGCTACATAACGTGCCATTTAAGCAGCAAGAACAAGTACTCAATTATATTTGTGATCGACTTCCTCGTTTTAGTGCTGCCAAGCTTGATGCTCGTGGCAATGGTCAATATCTAGCAGAGCAAACAAAACACAGGTATGGAGCCAATCGTGTAGAAGAAGTCATGTTGTCACAAAGTTGGTACCTGGACAATATGCCGAAATTTAAAGCAGCGTTTGAAGATGACACCATCTTAATTCCACGTGATTCAGATGTGTCTGATGATGTGGGAGCCATTCAGGTTATCAAAGGGATTCCTAAATTGCCGGAGGGTAAAACTGATGCGAGCAAAACACGACATGGTGATGCGGCAATCAGTTTAGTGATGGCGTATGCCGCTAGCTTTGATTTGGCGTCATCAATTGAATGGACACCTGCACCAAACAAAAACGAACGAGACGATCCCGATAACGACTACAGCAGCCTAATGTCTAAAGGCGGTGGATGGTAATTATGCAACGAGTAAGAAAAAGCCAGATATTAGATGCCAATGGTAATAATATTGAAGTAACAGAAGCACTCAGTGATGAGCAAGTATCCAAGCTTGGCTACATAGCCAAAGAATATGGAAGTCATCCGTCTGGTGGTTTAACACCTCTTCGATTATCAAATATTTTACGTAACGCCGAACAAGGTAATTTAGTTGAACAAAATGACTTGTTTGAAGATATGGAAGAAAAAGACGGCCATATTTTTGCGGACATGAGTAAACGTAAGCGAGCCATCATGGGGCTGGATTGGCAAATGGAATTGCCACGTAATGCCACGGCACAAGAAAAAAATGCAGCGGGACAGATTACTGAATGGCTAGATGATATGCGTCATCTTAAAACGAACATATTTAATATGGCTGACGCGATTGGAAAATGTTATTCCATGCACAGTATCCAGTGGCAAGAATACGGCAAAATACGATTGCCCAAACTAAATCATCAAGAATCGCGTTTATTCACGATAGATGACGATGATCGCAATAAATTGCTAATGCGAAGTAACGCAGGAAAAGGCGAGGAACTGTGGGAATTCGGATGGGTATCGCATATCCATAAAGCCAAATCAGGCAGTATCGCTCGTGGCGGTTTGTATCGAATTCTAGCGTGGCCCTTCATATTTAAAAACTATTCAATCCGAGATTTAGCTGAGTTCTTAGAAATATATGGTATCCCATTGCGTACAGGTAAATATCCCGCAGGTGCGAGTGATAATGAAAAAAGTACTTTATTGAGAGCTGTAATCGGTATCGGTCATAACTCAGCAGGCATCATGCCTGAAGGTATGGAGATAGACTTTCACGAAGCAGCAAAAGGTCAAAGTGACCCTTTCAAATTTATGATCGAATGGTGTGAGTCTGTTCAATCAAAAATTATTCTTGGTGGAACACTCACCAGCACGGCTGAAAACACAGGATTAGGATCAAACTTAGGTGATATTCATAACGAAATACGCAAAGACCTATTAGTCAGTGATGCCGAACAAATAGCAGAAACAATTAACCGTGATTTGATATGGCCAATGATTGCCCTAAATATTCCAGGCATTAGTCCAGATCGTGCACCACGTTTTGAATTTGTCACCGAAGAAAGTGAAGAATTAAACCAGCGTGCTGCACGTGATAAAGATCTGTATGAAATCGGTATTAGACTAAAAGCCGACAAAGTGTCTGAAATATATGGTGATGAATATGAGCTTGTTAAAATCAAAACCACTAATGATTCTCCTAGTGGCAATGAACAAGCCGCTCTTGTTGCAGCCAAAGCCGGTGATGATGACAATGAACTAGATGGTGTTGTTGACCGTTTAGGCGTTGAAACACAAGACCAAGTTGATCAGCTCTACACCAAAATCAAGCAGCTGCTGGATGACGTCGCTGAGTCTGGTGGCACCATGCAAGACTTTAGTGATCGCCTGGTTGAAGCCTTTGGCTTTTTAGATCCAGAAGAACTAGCCGATGTGATTCAAATGGGCTTGGCCACAGCAGAAGTGGCTGGTCGATATGAGGTTAGTGATAATGCCTAAGCCATTAGTTGAGCAAAAGTGGTATTTGCAGGACTTGCCTTGGTGTCATAGCGATGATGCTGGCATGACGATTTTGGCTGGAGATCCTGATCCACAAAAAGGGGTTCCCGTTGCTGACACGCAGGACTTAATGAGTGAGTATTACAATGATGATTTAGGCAGAGAGTTAGCCGCTCATATTGTGGAGCTGCACAATGCGAATTTAAAGGCTAAATAAATGCCCATTAAATACGGCTCCATGCCCTTCAATAAAGCCGTCGATGCCTTCAGAGATAAACTGAATATTCCCACGGCAACCTGGACAGATATCTACCAACAACAACACGCCCGTGCTTTTGTCATTGCTGGAGCCATGCAAGAAGATATCTTGAACGACTTTAGAAAGTCAGTAGATAAAGTAGTAGCAGACGGTATCAGCCTACAAGACTTCCGCAAAGACTTTGACAGTGTCGTGGCTAAACACGGATGGGGTTATAACGGCGGTCGGAACTGGCGCAGCCGTGTTATTTACGAGACAAACCTCTATCAAAGCCACAACAGTGGCCGATACCAGCAAATGCAGCAGGTCAAACAAACGCGACCATATTGGCAATATCGCCATAATGACAGTGTTGAACATCCACGCCAGGAACATTTAGCCTGGGACGGATTGATTTTATCGGCAGACGATTCATTCTGGGATACTCACTATCCTGCCAATGGGTGGGGCTGCAAATGTAGCGTCAGAACATTAAACGACCGTGACCTGAAACGGTTAGGTAAAACCAAGCCAGACCAAGCGCCAAGCATAGAATTGGAAGAAAAGACCGTCGGCATCAATGGCCCTTCACCACGCACCGTCAAAGTACCGAAGGGAGTTGATGCGGGGTTTGCTTATAATCCAGGTAAAGCTGTATGGGGTGAAACCCTGTCAGATGATGCCATGTCACAGTGGAAGCAAAGCCGTAGCCAATGGCAAAGTTTAACGCCTTCAGGCTGGGCTGAAACTGGCAGACCAGATGCCCTGCCCATGGTAAAAGCACCAGTCAAACTGATTGAGCGTCTGCAAGATAAACAAGCTGTGAATGACTATTTAACCAAACAGCATGGCGAACAAAAACTTTACAAGCCTGGCGGCATTCCATTGCTACTCAATGCCAAAACATTGTCCGAACACATCGATGTAAGACGTAGCGAATACCTGCCCTTGTTAGATGACTTGTTTAGCAACCCTTATGAAGTATGGCTGAACTTTGAACAACACAAAGGCACAGGTAAAGTGGTGCTGCGTTCTCGTTTAGTCAAAGGCTATGACATCGGTAAAGGTCGCTATTTATTAGCTGTGGCCAACACACGCAAAGGCTATTTAGAAAGTTGGACATTCTTGCCAACATCCGACAAGAAATATATCCAACGACAGCGCCAAGGATGGTTGATACATGGAGATAAATAAAGGTATGGCCCTCGCTCCCAATGTGCTAGGCGGGCAAGTCTTCAACACTATCGGCGCACACACCAGTGTTTCGACCCAGCAGTATTATAGGTGATCTATGGCTGGATCATCAATGCGTCTCGATTATGAGATTAATGACAAGAAGATTTTAGAAGCGTTAAACGAGCTGCTGCAGTCAGGTCGAAACACTGAACCCTTATTCACCGATATTGGTGAAGCCTTACTCAATAGTCATCAGGATAGATTCGCTGGCCAGATATCTCCAGAAGGCGATCCGTGGGAACCGCTCAATGCCAAATATCGAGCGAGAAAGAAAAAGAACGCCGACCAAATATTGGTGTTCGAAGGATTCATGCGCGACACACTAGCCTACAATGCCAGTAGCCAATATTTAGAATTAGGGACTAATAGAATTCAAGGAGCCACCCATCAATTTGGTGATGAAGAACGCGGCATCCCAGCTCGACCTTTTTTGGGTGTCAGCGAAGAAGATGAAATAGAAATTTTAAACATACTTCACGACCACTTTTCCCTAGATTAACGTCAAGTAACGCCCTTGTTTCTGTGTGGCGCTCTCCTGCTTTGATATGAGCAGTCAGCGGTCGATGTGTATCTTAAAAACACTTAAACGGTTAGAAGCGAATTTAAACGGCCTCTAGCTAATATTAAAGTTGCCATTAGATCTCAATGTCGTTTATGGTTAATTTAAGCAAGACATCAATGCCCTGAAACAATTCGGGGCATTTTTTATTTGTGCGGTCAGTAATCTTGTGACCCATGAACAAAACGACATCTCTTTCAGCACACATCGCTATTGCAGTTTGCAGCTCAGCACCTCTGGATGGCAATAGTCTGCAACTCATGCCTGATGGCAAATTCTCAGCGCCTCGCGGTTCGATGCTTGGCTTAACTGGGCCTTGGTTCATTGATGATCGAATTGCAGCTGCTGCGATTGCCCGTATTCGACAATATGATAATGACATCGTTATTGATTATGAGCATCAAACATTAAAATCTGCTGAAAATGGAAAGCCAGCTCCTGCCGCAGGTTGGATTAAACGTGATCAAATCAAGTGGGTAGCAGGCAAAGGGCTTATTGCTACCAACGTTGAATGGACTGCAGAAGCCAAAGCATTCATTGAATCCGGTCAGTATAAATACCTGTCCCCTGTGTTTGCGTTCAATAAATCAACAGGTCATGTGCTTGATATCCGTCAAGTTGCCTTAACCAATGATGCAGCCATAGACGGAATGGATGAAGTACTCGCCGCTGCTACGGCCAAGTTTTTACCCCACCACCAACAAGAGGAAAACCCTATGAACCCAGCACTATTAAAGTTGCTAGGGCTGGATAAGGCTGCAACAGAAGATGAAGTGATCGCAGCCTGTAAAGCTCTGCAAACAGATAAAGTTACATTAGAACAGCAACTAGCAGACAAAGACACTGCCCTTGCTGCTGCTACAGCCGCTACACCTGAAACAGCGACGGCAGTCATTAAGGAGCAAGGCGAACAAATTGCTGCCCTAAAAGCACGGTTAGATGGCAATGATGTAGACACTTTGATTGCTGCTGCAAAAGCAGAAGGCAAAGTTACACCTGCCCAAGAAAAATGGTTAGAAAATCAACCAGTGGATGTTGTGAAGTCGTTTGTTGAAGCTGCAGCACCTATCGCCGCTTTAACTCAACAACAAATTGACGGCAAAACAAACCAGTTTGATAAAGATGGTAAGGCAGTACTAACGGAGCAACAAGTTGCCGTTTGTACTTCTATGGGGATCAGTCAAGAAGACTATGTCAAACAGTTAGAGCAGGAGGTTAAATAATGACTGCCTTAATCAAAGAACGTAATACACCTGAACGTGGACAGTTAACCATCGGTCACCCAGTAGAAGCGACCACAATATTATTCGCGGGTTCAATTGGCGTGCTTAATGCGTCTGGTAACGCTATTTCAGCTGCAACAGCAACGGGTTTAAAAGCACCTGGTCGTGTTGAGCAAACCGTTGATAACAGTTCTGGTGCTGCAGGTGATGAAATTGTCACCTTTAAAAAAGGCACTTTTTGCTATAACAACGACGGCTCTATTAATCGTACCCATATTGATGGCTTTGCTTATATCGTGGATGACCAAACCGTTGCTGCAACTGATGGCGGTGGAACGCGAAGCGAAGCAGGCAAGATTGAGGATGTAGATGCCACTGGCGTCTGGGTAACATTTGACTAATTAAAAGGCATATATCATGGATTTAAACTCAGCAAATCTAAACGCTATTTTCACGGGCTACCAAACAAAGTTTCAGGAAGGCCTAAGTTCAATTGGTGAGACTTCACAGATTTACAAGCTAACTTGTACCGTTATTCCTTCAACAAAATCAACGGAAGTCTATACTTTCTTAGGCTCACTAGCTAACTTGCGTGAATGGATAGGTGATCGTATTGTTCACGGCCTAGAAGCAGGCCAGTTCAGTATTAAAAATCGTAAGTTTGAATTGACACACGGTATTAGTCGTGACGCTGTTGATGATGACTCTTACGGTTTATACGGGCCTATTTTTAAAGAACAAGGTCGTTCAACAAGTGCTCATCCTAATCAATTAATGGTTGAAGTGCTTGAAGACAATCCTCTTTGTTATGACGGTCAGCCATTATTTGATGCTGATCACTTGGTGCTTGATAAAGATGGCCAAGAAGTTTCTGTATCAAATGATATGGGTGGTACAGGTGATGCTTGGTACGTCATGGATTTATCACGAGCATTGCATCCCGTTATTTTTCAAAACCGTCGTAATTACGGCTTTAGAGCATTAACCGATTTAAATAGTGATCGTGTTTTTATGACTGACGATTTTTTATTCGGTGTCGATGCCCGTGTTAATGCTGGCCCAGGTCTATGGCAATTGATTGTACGTTCAAAGCAACCATTGACTGCAGCGAATTATGAAGCAGCACGTAAACGCCTGACCGCATTGAAAGGTGATCATGGCCGTCCACTTGGTTTAATGCACACTCACACAATGGTTCCATCAACAATGGAAGGTGCGGCACGTATCGTTCTGAAAAACCAGAAGGATGCGGCAGGTGCAACCAATCCGTGGGCAGATACCAGCCAACTCATTATGAATCCGTGGCTAACAGCAGCCTAAGCAATTAACTAGGGCGGCTAACACCGCCCTAGTTTTTAAATGACAAGGAACACCATCATGTTAGAAAAGCTATTAAAGCTATTGCACGAAAAAACGTTTGATAAAAAACCAACCGTTGACGAGCTTAAATCTATTGAAGGTTTTGCTGAAATAAACAGCGGTATTCGTGATGAGGCGTGGAAAACATATCAAACTGAACAAAAAAAAGAAGCCGACGAAGATGAATCTGGAAAAGCGGCAACTGTTGTAACGGATAAAATTGAAGACCAACCTACTCACCGTGTCACCGTAAAACGTGATGGTTTCCGGCGGTGTGGCCGAGCATGGCAAGGTTCTGAAGAAGTGTGCCTGTCAGCTGAAGATGAAAAAACGCTAGAAGCTGATGCAATGTTTGTCGTGACAAAATTGTAACGTACCGGAGAACCAATATGGCTACACGAATTGTAGATTTAACAAGCGATGCATATGTGCTGATTACTGACAAAACAAACTTTATTGTCAGACCATTGGAAGGCATGGTAACCATTCGAGCACAGGCAACCTTACCTGCAGCTGATGATGAAGGCTTGATGCTTGACCCGTCGAAAGCGCTACTGCGATTATTTGACGGCTCTTTATATGGTAAAGCGGTTGGTTCTGAAGCTCGTGTTGTCGTATTAGAAAGTGATGCGTAATCATGTTTGATTGGGTTTTAGTCGGGATGCTATCTGCTTATACGCAGATACCCATAGTGCTTAATTTTGAACCATCTTGGTTATCTGATTACACTGTTTTTGAGCGAGATCAAAATGGTTGGGCAATTCATCGACCTAGTACTGAAACACAGATTGTATATGTGGATGCAACCAACGGTGATGATGCGACAGCGTTGATTTATGATGCAAATGATACCGCTATTTTTACAGATCCATTTACTGAGCATGCGGGAATAAAGGCATTTAAAAGTCACTCAGTAGCGTATGCAGCTTTACGTGATGGAAAGCCAGATTGGATGCTACTTAAAAAAGGTGAGTATTGGGATCAAGGAACAGATGAATGGTACTGTAATAGCGGTAAAAATAATACCGAACGTCATCTAATTGGTTCTTACGGTTCATCTACTATCAGACCATTGGTCGATAGTAATAATGTAGCTTTACGGTTCTGGAACGGTAAGCGCTACATTAAAATAGTGGGTGTTGAATTTTATAACTCACGTATGGATCCAGACCATGCGAACTTCCTCGGTTGGCATGTCGAAGGCGCAAACGCATCAGGCATACTTGGCTACGATTCTGGCAACCCTGAAGATATCACTCCAAACGGACACATTTACCTTGAAGATGTCGTTATTCGCGGCTTTACAAGCGGTTTTGGAATGACATCAGGGACGGCGTCTGATAATCATGATATTCAACTATTCCGCTGTATCATTAGAAATTGTCATAATTGGAATCGAACGGTTAGCGTTGGTTTTGGTGGTGCTGATATGCACTCATGGCTGAATGAATGTTTTTTATTTCACAACGGTTGGTATAAGAAAGTTCAGGCTCGCTACTCGACTAAGCTGGTGAACTCATTAACCGGTGCTTCTGAAACATCCGTCACTGTTGATACGCCAATACCTGATGAAGCACCGGCGGCGGGAGGTATTAATTTATTATTACCAGCCACCACTATTGTTGTTAATGTCACGGCGAAAACAGAGGATGGGCTCACATTAACGGTTGATCCTATTGATTTTTCTTCTGATACATACTGGTCCGGCTCTAAGTTGTATCTAGATTCAACTGATGAAGAATCAACGGTTAATGACTCATTCAGCGGTTCCAGTGTAACTTCATTAACATTAAGCACGGCTTTTTCTACCGACCCAGTGGGGGAAACAATATCACTGATCGTGAGAGAGAGTGATGTACGAGTGCAATATACGTCATGGTCTAATAATACATACAATATTGTGCCGACTGATTTCACTACTCTTCATGCAAGGGCGGGTGTGTTCGTTTCACTAGTTGGCTCTGAGGCAGATTCACGTAACCATAATCACTACTGCGCACGAGCAAAACGTTCAATTAGAAGCAACAATGTTTCGATTGATCCGTCTTCAATTCATTTTAAATATAGTGCTGATGTTTATACCGGCGTTACAAATCAAATCATGTCTTATGACGTTGCAATGTATGGAAATCTTTTGATTGGCGGTGAGGTTATCGCCAGTTATGGCGGCAATACAAGTTTTGATAATGGTTATAGGTTCAGAAATATAAGATATCAAAACAATGTGTCCATGTGGATAGGTAAAGGTCAGAACTCATGGCGATCACTTGGTTGGGGTATAGAGCCAATCGATAATATTGATTCGGTTATCAGTAATAACTATTTCTTAAATAAAGATGATGCAAATGTATCTGCTGAGTTTGCTGTGCGTGTAGGCGGCTGGTCTTCAAATGTATCGATTTATAGCAATATAACAACTGGACTGAATAGTGTTGGTAAGGAAATGATTAGTCCTATTGACCTAACTAGCAATGCTCATTTCAGCAACGTCACCGAATATAACAATCTGATTGAGCCTGATCCTGCTGTCTTTGAACAATCAACCCGAGACATTACGGACTATATGGCTAGCATCGGTGAGTCGCCAACACTAGATGCGTTTATTGACGGATGTTTAGCTCAATCCCGTGATAATTATGATCCACGTTTTACTGCTAAAGCGGTGAATAGCTTTATCAAAGCAGGTATAACGACAACTAGTCCTGTGTTGATAACGTCACAACCTAGCAATGCAACAAATGTTGTGGCTCCTAATTCTGTGGTGTTTACGGTCAAAGCATTCTCATTTAACGATTTAACCTATCAATGGTTCGATGCTGATACTGATACGGAAATCAGCGGAGCTACAAGTGATAGCTACGATACAGGCGCTACAATTGAGGGACAAGCTGGTAATTATTATGTGATTATTGATGATGGTGTAAATAGCGTTCAATCCGACATAGTAAGTTTATCTGTTCCGGTTATTGCTGCAAATACATTTATTCTTGATGGGATTGACGCCACGGTAGAGACAAGCACTGACCCAGCTAACGCTTTCAACTTCGGCATAGGTGATTTCTTCTACTTTGAGGCGTCGACGTTTGGTATTCCTGTTTCAACACAGTACCTACTCTCTGCAAACTCGGGTTTAGCACCTAACGTCAGATTAGGTACATATAATAGACTATTTTTCGATTCAGAAAGATATGATTTTTATTTCGATGGGGCGGCTGTAACTTACGCTGAATCAACGACGGTTAATAATTTATTTCCATGGAATGATGGTGATTTCCATTCTTATACCTTAGTTGCTAAACAATCAATAAATGGATTGACAATGTTATTCGGCTGCAATGGTAACAATGGAGGTATTAGAAGCGGTTATGCCCACGCTAAATTAAGAAATCCACTGATAAGTATGGACTCTCTAGTTTCTGCATGGTCACTTGATACAGGAAGTGTCATAACAGAAGTGCCTACTATTGATGAAAATGCCATAGGCAGTTTAATCATGACAGGTGTTGATGCGAGTAACTATGTTTAAGGCATGGTATAGGACAATTAAATGACCTACTGTACACAGCAAGATCTAATCATAAGGTATGGACAGGATGAGCTGATTGAGCTTACGGATAAACAAAACCTTGGTCAGATGGACATGGATGTCATTTCTTCAGCTATTGCCGATGCAGATAGTGTCATTGACGGATATCTAAGCAGTCGCTTTACAACACCGATCCAACCTGTTCCCCGTTCATTGTTACGTATTGCGTGTGAAATAACTCGCTTTTACTTATATGAGAATGGCGCATTAGATGAGGTCAAAGATCGTTATGAGAAGTCATTGAGAATGCTGAAGGATATAGCAGAAGGAAAAATGAGTATCGGAATAACAGCGCAAGGCGAAAAGACGCCCAGTAAAAACACAGTGGTTATGACGTCTGGTGGTAACGTATTTAACCGTGAAGATAAAGGTTTTATCTAATGTCGATTGCGATTATTGAAGATCATATTGTAAACACGACTAAAAGCATCTTTAAAGATACGTTACGAAAAGTAGAAACACTGCCGAACGCATTAAATTTAGCATTGTTAAAGCAGCTTATACCATCAGCACCCTCGGTGTATTGTGCTTTTTTAGGTGGGTCAAGCTCGGGTAGTGGAATGCTTAATGCACGATTTGACGTGTACGTAATTACACGTCATGCAGGCGATGACGAGGCGCGTCGTCGAGGTGGAAGCACGACGATTGGTGCATATCAAGTTATTGAATCGCTGATCCCAAAGTTGCATGGCAGCGATATAAATGCCATCGGCAATCTCAATCTGAAAAGTGTTAAAAACTTATTTTCAGTACAGCTGGAAGAAAACTTCAAAGCAGCGATGTATGCCATGACATTTGAAGTGCCAAACATGCCATTCCCAAATCAACACGACTTAAGTGATTTAAGTGATTTTGTCACTTATCACGCGGAACACTCAATGACGGAAGGTAACAACGAGCCAGACGCGATTGACTATCTAACCCTAGATCAAGGAACAGAGTAATGAATCAAGACAAATTATTCCTTCAGCCAGCAAAGCCAAACGTAAGAGTCAGGCATGCTGATCGTTCAGGCCACCTGAATATCCATGGCGAATATGTAACGCAGAGTATTCACTGGAAACGTCGCCTTCGTGATGGAGATGTGATTCAGCTGACAAAAGAGTCAGAAATAAAAAAAGCCATTGCCAATGCTAAAGCAGCAGATGCCCCAACAAGTAATGAGGAATCATAGATATGGGAATTTCATTTAATAACATTCCAGAAAAGCTACGGTTGCCAGGTTCATTCATTGAGTTTGATCCCCGCCTAGCTGGAAATGCGAATATCGATTTTAAATTGTTAGTGACAGGTCAGCGACTATCAACCGGTACGATTGAAGCCGGAGTGCCTGTACGTGTCACCAATTCAATCCAGGCTGAAGAATATTTTGGTCGTGGCTCAATGTTAGCCGAGCAAATGAAAGCAATTAAAAATGCTGACATGTTTATGGAAACGTGGTGCGTAGCATTAGATGATGTAGTGGCAGGTCAAAAAGCGACCGGCACGATTACAGTGTCAGGAAATGCTACAGGCAGCGGCACCTTAGCTATATATATTGCTGGTTATCGCGTGACAGCGGGTGTTGCATCTGGCGATACGGCAGCAGAAATTGCAACAGCAATCACGGCTGCAATTACAGCTGCAACTGATCAGCCTGTTACCGCTACAGTCAATGGAGGTACGCCAGAGCAAATCGATTTAACCTGCCGATGGAAAGGTGAAACGGGCAATGACTTAGATTTGCGTCTGTCTTATTACGATGAAAGTCAGCCCGAATCAGTCAGTCTTAGTTTTACTGCCATGAGTGGCGGCACAGCCAACCCAGACATTGATGACGTGTTTATCGCAATTGGTGACCAATGGTTTAACTGGATGGTGATGCCCTACACCGACACAGCAAACTTGGTGGCACTTGAAACGGAGTTAGACAGTCGGTGGGGACCAATGCGTCAAATTGGTTGTCGCGCTTTTTCAGCTTACAAAGGAACGCATTCAGAAACGGGTACCTTTGGCAGTAATCGCAACCCTGTTCATGTCACTAGTCTAGGAACAAATAATGCGCCTGAACCACCTTATCTATGGGCAAGTGTCAATGGGATTCAGGGAGCGAAGCATTTAGCTATCGATCCTGCACGTCAACTACGCACTATCCCTTTGCCTGGACTAAAGCCGCCGAAATTAGAAGACCGATGGACAGATGCAGAACGCAACTTATTGCTGTTTGATGGCATCTCGACGTACACGGTTGATCATGGGGGTGTAGTAAGAATTGAGCGTCAAATAACGATGTACCAAGAAAATGAGTTGGGGTTTGCTGATGACAGTTATCTTGATATCAACACACCTGAAACATTAGAGCGAATCCGTTATGAACAACGCGCCATGGTTGCTCAAAAATACCCGCGTCACAAACTGGCTGATGATGATTATGACGTGCCAGTAGGTCAGGCGATTATGCAGCCAAAATTGGCAAAAGTTGAGTTCCTAGCCTTATACAAAGAGTTTGAGTTAAAAGGATGGGTGCAAGATTACGATGGGTATAAAGAAACCTTTACTGCACAAATCAATGACGATGATCCAGACCGATTGGATATCTATGACTCGCCAAAACTTATCAATAACTTACGTGTGACAGCAGTTCACACTGAATTCCGTCGTTAAAGGGGAAAGCAATGAGTGAATTAATCACAGGTAAAGTAAAAATTCGAATTGATGGTCAGACCTTGCCAACAGAAAACCAAGCAACGCTTCTGCCTCAAGGTGTCAATCGTCAGGATGTTAGGCACGGTGGAAAAACATACCACTCTGAAGAAGAGACATCACCAGAGTTAACTTGTCGGGTGTTGCTGACAAAAGATGTGGATGTGATGGATATTAATGAAATCACAAATGCCACGATTTTTTTTGAAAGCAACACGGGTCGACAATATGTCATGCGAAATGCCTTTAGCAAGGGTGCTGTTCCGCATGAAGGTTCAGGTGTAGCTGAAGCTAAATTCTCTTGTGACAACGTTGAAAGGGTCTAGGCGTGGCTGAAGTTAAAGTGCCTTTAAAGCATGGTTTAAAAATCGGTGAAACGGTCTTTAAGGAGGCCGTTTTACGTGAAGCAACCGCTGGTGATTTTCTTCAAGCTCAGGAGGATTCAGAAAAGCTAGTCATGGTGCCTAACGAAGAAGGAAAGATTGAACCTCAGTTCATTCCTAGTCCGTCATTGATGACTGGCCATCAGTTACGTCGACAGTTGAAATTTATTGGTGACGTCTCTGGACCGTTTGAACTGGATGATATTCATAGGTTGCACCCAGATGATTTGAGTCTATTGCTAGCAGAACAAGATGCTTTACTGGCTGCATCTATTAATACGCTTCAGGCGGTAGCGCAGTCGGGGCGACCAGGTAGCGATAGCGAGAATGGTTGACATGATCTCGTTGTCGATAACAAGAAAGCTAGCCTGGACACCAGTGGTGGTCAACAGCTTAAGCCTAAGACGGTTATGGAGGCTTGCGATATAAATGAGCGGTGAAATCAAAACCAGTGTTGTTATTGATTTAGTTGGCAATTTAGAGCGTCAATTAAAAAAGAACACCAAAGCGGTAGAGGGTTTCTCGCGCAGTGGTGTTAAGTCATTAAATACGCTAGACAAAAAAACAAAAAAAACAGCTGATGGTTTCTCCACTATCGGTAAACGTTTATTAGGTATTGCTGCTGGTGCTAAAGCCATCAAAGCAGCAGGCAAAGTTATTGATTTTGATGCCAGACTTACCATGTTGCAAACAGATGGTCGAGCTGACGCCAAGAAGATTGCAAAATTAAAAAGTGAGTTGATATTAATTGCAAATGAATCGGATGTCAGGCTGTCACCAGATTTGCTGTTAGAAGGTTTTGACAAAGTCATTGCTCAAACAGGTGACTTTGATAACGCCATGAACAATCTTCGCACGATGGCCAAGTTCATTCGTGCCACGGGAACAGCGGGTGAAGATGCGGGTGCCATGATAGCTATAGCCTTTAAAAATGGCTTAACCGAAATTGACCAGGTGCGTGAATTTCTAGGTGTGCAATACCAGCAATCACAATCTGGTTCAGTACCAATAAGAGAGTTGGCCAGAACTGGTAAGGGTTTATTTTCACCTGTTACTGCCAGTGCTGGTGCAAGCGCTCAAACATTGTCAGATGCAGGTGCCGTGGCCCAGATAACGATTGATGCTGTTAAGTCAGCAGATGAAGCTGCCGAAGCGATTAAATCCATGGTGTCGGCATTAAACACTAAAAAAGTACAAGATACTCTGGCAAAAGCGGGGGTACAGGTCAGACAAAAAGACAGCATTTTATTGCGTCGTCTTCCAGAATTAATTCCTGAAATTTATCAAGCTGCAGGCGGTGATTTTGGCAAATTAGGTCAGCTCTTTGGTGAGTCAGGTGTAAAAGTGTTTCAAGGTTATTCAAAGCCAAATGGCCGTGAACGTTTAGAAGAGCTTGCTGCTATCAAAGCAGATGGAAGTCTGATTGATAAAAACGCCAGGATAAATGCCAGCACAGCCAAAGCGGGAACACAAAGCTTAAACAATAAGATGGTCGAAGTATCAGATTCGGTGATTAGCAAACCTGCTAAAAATCTCGCTGATGCTGCAGACACTTTCCAATCTACAGATTGGCAGACCAACACCAAGGCTATTCTGTATGCGCTAGGTCAAGTGGGTTACAAGTTGTCGACATTTAATTTGATGTCAAAGCTGTGGGCGGCATCAGATGATGATGTTAAAGAACAAGTAGATAACTCATCTGAGGCTACAGGAAACACCCCGTCATCAGAAAAGCTACAACCTCAACAACAGCTACAACAACCGCAGGTATCGAACAGTAAAATTGAATTGGAAATTCACAGTGCAGCACCGGTCACTGTTAGTTCTATTCAAAGTGACGCTCATGAAATCACCGTCAATACTGGCCTAGCAATGAGTGGCAACTAATGTCGTGGCGTGCAACTTATACAGGTAAAGGTAAATATGGTACCGCTGAGTTCTTAGTGCGTGAAGCTGATATGGAGTTTGGGCGTCGAAACGTTATACATGAGTATCCTCAGCGTGACGAGCCATACGTTGAAGATTTAGGCTTAAAAGCTCGACGTTTCACTTTGGAAGCATTTGTGATTGGCCGTGACTATCATATCGCTCGTGATAATTTAATGAAGGAACTTGAAAAGCCTGGCCCTTCAACTTTAGAGCACCCTTATTTAGGTGCTATGCAAGTGAGTTTGGCATCGCCAGCGCGCTTACGTGAAAGTAATAGACATGGTGGCATGGCTCAATTCACCTTGAACTTGATTGTCGCAGGTAAAAATAAATATCCAGATCGCGCCATTGACACACAAGCCAGAACAGCAGCTCAGGCTGATGTTGCTTTGCAGACAGCCGTCATTGAGTTTGAATCTAAATTCAATGCTAAAGGCTTGCAAGCTAATCATGCAGAGCAGTTACAAGCGGAAGTTGATACTGTATTTTCTAGCATTGATGAGGTTGTAGGGACTACGCTTGACCCTATTTCATTACGACTAAGTTCCGCGACAGAGATAGCCTCTATCTTGCAAAGCTCTATTAGCAGGATCGGCACGAGAGTGACGCAACCTTTAGAGGCGATAAAAAGCTATTCAAGCTTGTTTAATAGTGGAATAAATAGACCTGTTATTCCGTTAGCCACACGCAGCCGTCAACAACAAGCTACAAGTACGAAAGCGGTTTATGATTTAGTGAATCGCACCACACTGATTGAAGCTGCCCGATCTTCTAGTCAAGCCGAATATGCCACTTACGATGATGCCATCAGGGTACGCAATAATCTGTTGACAGAATTAGATGTGCAGATGAAAGCGAATGATGTCAGCGATGATGTATTTACCAGTTTGCTTGATTTGCGTGTCACAGTCATTGAAGATATTCGTACACGTGGCGCTGATTTATCACGTCTAACCACTTACACACCAAAAGCATCACTGCCTGCTTTGGTGATTGCTCATAATCTCTATGGTGATGCATTTCGAGAACAAGAAGTCATCGAACGTAACAATGTTAGTCATCCTGGTTTTGTTAGTGGTGGTCAAGCATTGGAGGTGCTCAATGTCTGATGTGCGCCTTAAAATTAATGGAGATATTCATTCAGGCTGGAAACAAACCCGTCTGATTTTTTCTATCGACAATATTGCCAATGCCTTTCAGCTGAATCTAACCGATAAATGGGGGGCAGATTCTCAGCCACGTCTGGTCAGAATGGGGGCCAGTTGTGAAGTATGGATCGATAAAATAAAAGTCATCACAGGTTATGTGGACGATGTCTTACCCGTTTATGATGCCCAAAGTCACATGGTTACAGTCACCGGTCGTTCCAAGCCAGCGGATTTAGTCGACAGTAGTCACTCTGGCAAGCAATTTAAAAACCGCGATTTAAAACAATTAGCTGATGAGATTTGCAAGCCTTTTGGCATCAAGGTCTTTATTGCTAATGGTGTCGATATCGGCAAAGTCTTTAAAGAAATAGAAATAGAAACCGGTGAGTCTATGTTCGAGTTCCTAGAGCATGCCGCCCGTATTCGCGCCTTACGATTCATGAGCACTATTGATGGTAATTTGATTATTACTAAGGCCAGCAGACAACGTGTCAGTACCGCCCTTGTTTTGGGTGAAAATATACTCAAAGCATCAGGCAGTTTCAGCATTGCTGATCGTTTTAGTGAGGTCACCATCATCGGTTCTCAATCGGGCAGCGATGATGGATGGGGTGCAGCAGCAGCTCACATGAAAGGTTCACATAAAGAACCCTTATTTGCAGCGTTAAAACGCCATCGCCCTTTAATATTAACCGCCGACGGTAGTGTCACCCTGGAAGACTGCAAACGGCGCGCTCAATGGGAGGTTAATACTCGTCACGGTCGCGGTCAAAGCATTAACTACACCGTCAACGGTTGGTTTCACGGTCAAGGTTTGTGGCAGCCCAATACGATTGTGCCAGTTAAAGATGCTTATCAGGGCATTGATCAGGATTTGATGATTGCCGAAGTGCAACTAATTAGTGATGACCATGGACAACGTACCGAGCTGCGAGTGATACCACCGCAAGCATTTGATCTTGTCACCTTGCCAGAACCTGAAGCAGCAGGAGTCAGCGATGCCTGGGGATAAGATTCAGGAGCTATTAAAGCCTATCTTCAGGCGAGTGCGTTTGTTGTTGCGTCGTGGTGTGTTAGTGGGTAGTGACAGCCAAAAAAGAATGCAAGTTATTCAGGTTCAGTTAACCCCAGATCTAACCATTGAGATGGAGCATTTTGAGCCTTATGGTTTTACCAGTAGAGCACATGAAGGTGCTGAGCCAATCGTAGGCAATATTGAAGGAAAAAGCCACCCAGTCAGCCTCTTAATTGCAGATCGTCGTTATCGAATCAAAAACCTAGAAAAAGGTGAAGTGGCTTTGCATGATGATCAAGGTCAGGTTATTCACTTTAAACGCGACAAGATTCTAGTTGAAACGCCGTTAGAGTTTGAAGTAAGAGCTAAAGATATCAAGCTGCATGCAACAGACACCTACCGTTTCGATGTGAATGGGCAGGGGCAGATTTGGGATGGTGAAGGCGTGACAACGTACCAAGATGATGATGTGCCAAAACCTCACTATAACCATCAACCGCCGGAGATTGTTTAATGGACTTTGCACTAAGCAAAACCACAACTGGCTTGTTAGATATCGGACTTGATGGCCCTGATTTTAAAATTGAGCAAGGTTTAAAGAGTGCGGTGATCGTGAGTCTGTTTACCGATGCCAGAGCACATGATGATGACATTATTCCAGATGGCACCACCAACCGCCGTGGACACTGGGCTGACGCTTTTAGAGAGCGCAGTCTAGGTTCACGTTTATGGCTGTTGTCACGAGAAAAACAACTGCCATCGGTTTTGGATCGTGCTCAACAATACGCTAGTGAAGCGCTTCAATGGTTGATTGATGACAATGTCGCGGAGACAGTCGATGTTACGACTGACTTTCCATACATCGGTCGACTTGGCATTTACATCACTATCATCAAAGCTGACGGCAGTCGATTTCAGTACACCTTTGACTTTGAATTAAAAGGCAATTAAATGGCATTTAATAGACCCACACTTTCCGAAATTATCAAACGTGCTGAGGCAGATATAGACGCACGGCTGCCGAGTCTTGATGCCAAGCTTCAGATCGCAGTAATAGATGCAGTCGTCAATGGCGTGGCAGCGGTGGCCCATGGGTTATATGGAAATTTAGATTATTTAAGTAAACAAATACTACCCGACTCTGCAGAACAAGACTTTTTACGTCGACATGCCCACTGGTGGGGAATATTTGAAAATGAAGAGACACCCGCTACCGGCCATTTAACTGTTCAAGGTGTAAATGGCAATGTGGTTGATAAAGATGCCATCTGGCAGCGTAGCGATGGTGCACAGTTTACGGTTGATGAAGAAGTGCCAATTATTGGAGGTGTGGCGTCAGTGGCCATCACAGCTGTCGAGGTAGGACAAGCAGGCAATACGGCTGCTGGTGTCACACTCAGTGTCACCTCACCTTTGCCTGGTGTTACGTCACAAGCAGTAACCGATAGTAATGGATTAAGTGGTGGTACAGATATCGAAGATGATGATTCCTTGCGTGATCGTTTACAAGACCGTGTGCAGCGACCACCCCATGGGGGCGCTAAATATGACTATGAAAAATGGGGAAAAGACATATCAGGAGTGACCAGAGTTTGGTCATTCCCATTGTGGTTTGGCGATGGGACTGTGGGCGTGTTTTTCACCCGTGATGATGATGCCAATATCATTCCTGATACAGCAGAAGTGGCTACTGTTCAAGATTATATAGATACAGTTAGGCCCGTGACTGCACAGGCTACTGTGATGGCTCCCAGCGCGCAATCACAAGACATGATTATTCAAATATCACCTAGTACAACCGTGGTTCAGAATGCAATTGAAGCATCGTTAAAAGACGTGTTCAGGCTTGAGGCTCAAGTCGAAGATGGCGAAGGCTCAGGTACTATTTTGATCAGTCATATTCGAGAAGCTATTTCAATCGCTTCAGGAGAGTCCGATCATGTCTTGATTAACCCTACATCAAACATAACGTTGGCCAAAGGGCAGTTAGCCACACTTGGTGACATCACTTGGCAGGCACTGTAAATGAGTAATACCGTCGAGCAATATACTCAACAGTTGCTGGCCTTATTGCCGGTGGGTGATTTATGGACTCAGTTGTCAGAACCAGACACCGACTTCTTTGCGTTGATCACTGCATTAGCTGAAGAGTTTGCGCGCATCGATGGGCGCACCGAAGACCTAATGGATGAAGACGATCCACGCACAATTTATGAAATGCTATTTGATTGGGAAAAATGGCTCGGTCTGCCTGATGCCTGCATGGGCAATGCCGAGACATTACAGCAACGCCGTGAAGCGGTTTTGGAATTGCTTACTTTAACTGGCGGTCAGTCACGTCAATATTTTATCGATTTGGCAAAAAAGTAGGTTATGACATCACCATTACTGAGTTTTTTCCGCATAGTGTTATAAGTCATGTTAACTATCCTATTTATGGCAAAAACTGGCTTTATCTTTGGCAGGTAAATGCTATAGGTCAAGGCGAAGAACGCCGTTTTTTATCTGTTTTAAGTGGCGTTAATGAGCCATTGTCGAGTCGAGATGGTAACCGACTTGAATGTGCCATTAACCGCTTAAAGCCTGCCCACACTCGCGTTATATTTAACTATGGAGACTAAAGATGGATTCAAAAAATTGGCTAAAAGGTGCCTCATTAACCCCACCAGATAAACCAGAAGCGCCCTCAGTTGGCCATCCGACCGATGGCGATGGTTTGTCAGTGCCGCCAACCACACCTGGTGCCTTTTGGTTTTATAAAGTTAGTGAAGAATTGAATAATGTCATTATTCAAGCGGGGTTAACGCCAAATGACGATGATCTTGACCAGTTTTGGCAAGCAATTCAATCTATTATTGCTCCACCACCCTCCGCCCCAACGGGTTCCTTGCTTATTATGGACGGTGGCGTGGTACCCGCTGGATACCTAAAACGAAATGGTGCAGAAATTTCACGTACAGCCTACGCCGATTTGTGGGCGCATGCACAGTCTGTTGGTGTGGTTTCTCAAGCAACCAAAGATGGTGATCCAGAACAATACGCTGGCCAGTATGGTGATGGTGATGGTTCGACCACCTTCACTCTTACGGATTGGCGGGCTGAATTTTTAATGGGTGCTGACGATGGTAGAGGGATTGATGTTGGTCGTGTTGTTGGTAGTTGGCAGAGTCAACGCACAAATAGACCAGGATTGGACATGCAAACAGGGTCAACAGCTGGAGATACAGGAACTATTTATGCAAATGGTGAAGCGGGTGAATCTCGCTGGCTGACGTCTGGGCGACAGGATGGAGGTAATCGATTTATGAGAGTGATGTTAGATGGTTCTAAAACGCAACCGCGAAATATTGCACCTCTGTTTTTAGTTAAATTCTAGGAGTTAACCATGTCTGAATTACAAATTGTTTATCACTTTCATCCGGTCACAAAGGTTTACTTGCCAACCCCAGAACCTGAGTATTTACAGCTCGATCCAAAAGAGGGTAAGCCATTATTGCCGGGATGGTCAACGTTAACAGAACCGCTGGAAACACAAGAAAATGAAGTTAATGTTTTTATTGGTAATTCTTGGGAGCTGCAAGCTGATTTTAGAGGTTATATCGGATATGACTCAATAGGCAACGAGCAAAGAATCACCGATATAAATATCGAGCCAGATAGCCAGTGGACACTAGAACGTCCATTCATCTTTGCTGAAGCATTCATTCAAAAACTAGCTGAAATAACACAAGCATTTCAAGTCGCAATGTCACCAATCACATCAACATATACGGCAGAAGATATCGCCTCGTTCCCCACTCAAGAAGCAGAAGCTATGGCATGGGATGCCAACAACTCAGCGTCAACACCATTACTAGATCTGATCGTGGCTAACAGACCAGGTATTGATAAAGCAACATTAGTGAGTCGCGTCATCACAAACGCCGCAACCTATAAAGCACTGTCGGGTACATCAATAGGCAAAAAACAAGCATTTGAAGATCTTATTTATGCATTAAAAACACAGCATGAAGACACGCAACAACCGGATGTCACGCAAGCAGACTTTGATGCAATTATTGTAGATTACAGCTAATGGCTTGGCATCAACTTGATCCGGTTAGGTGGTCGCAGCTAACACCACAACAACAGGCCACATTCGGCAACGGATGTGGCCCTAGATGGCTTCCAAAATGGTTTAACCGCATTCTTCATCATTATCTTTTCGGATGGTTGTTTGAAGCTAGTTGCAGGCGGCATGATTTTGCCTATGCCAGAGGGGGTACTGAAGTTAATCGTAAGTTAAGTAATAAAAGATATTTTGAAGCCATGATTCGTGATGCAAAAAGGTTAGCTGACGATAAAAAATATGGTCGTCATCTTGCCGCCACTTTGATGGCATTAACTTACTATGGCTTTGTTACGCTCTTTGGTCGATTTTCATTCAACTATGGTTATTACCTAACCCTTAACGCCATACTTAAACGAGATAAATAAAAGAAGAGGAAGCGACCAGATTAATGCGTCAACATTAATCTGGCCACCAACCCACAGGAACACACCCTGTGAGCCAGTCAAGGCAACCCCACCGCGTCGACGCAGCAAGGGAAGCCTACCATATAAATAGGCTCACAAAATGACGCAATGCAGATGCAAACGCTGTGGCAGGTTATTAGCCAAAGCAAAATTTGAACGATTAGAAATCAAGTGTCCTCGATGTAAGACACTCAATATTTTGAAGGCCCAAGAGCCTCCTACTTAGCACCATGAGTGCCACGTAATGAGGTGAATCATGACAAAACCAATCATCCCTTGGATGGGCGGAAAAGGCCGACTAGCGAAAGAAATCCTTCCCCTATTCCCAGAGCATCAATGTTACGTCGAAGTGTTTGCGGGAGGTGCAGCACTCTTCTACAAAAAGAAGCCAGCCAAAGCCGAAGTGCTAAACGATATTAATGGTGAGCTTGTCAATTTATACAGAGTAGTCCAGCACCACCTTGAAGAATTCATCCGACAATTCAAATGGGCATTAACTAGCCGTCAGATCTTCGAATGGGAAAAGCAAAAACAACCCGAAACCCTCACCGACATCCAACGAGCCGCCAGATTCTATTATCTTCAAAAACTCGCCTTCGGTGGCAAGGTTGATGGCCAAACATATGGCACAGCAACCACCTCTGCACCACGGCTTAATTTGCTCAGATTGGAGGAAGATTTGAGTGCTGCTCACCTACGACTATCCAGGGTAAATATCGAAAACCTAGACTGGGTCAAATGCATAGAAAAATACGACCGAGAACACACCCTGTTCTACCTCGATCCCCCGTACTACGAGACAGCTGGATATGGTGTCGACTTCGGTCTAGAACAATATGAAAAAATGGCCGAATTAGCCAGGACAATTAACGGCAAAATGATTATCAGCATCAATAATCATGAAGTTATTCAAAAGGTCTTTAAAGGATTTAATAATAGGCCTTTAAATATCAATTATACAGTCGGTGGTAGAGGCAAAAAGAAAGCGGCCAAAGAGCTACTAATATGGAACTGGTGA